ATGCTGCTCGACGTAAAATACATATTCAATCGTAAAGGCGTATATTATTTCAGGATCGCCGTACCCATTGCCCAACGACGAAAATTCAAGAGGCGGGAGTTCTGGCGCTCACTGAAAACCCGATCCGAGAATGAAGCTGCTGTAAAAGCAGCAGCGCTCATGACTCACTATCGAAATCTGTTCAGCGAAACCGATATCGCGGATATTGAACGACCGTCATTCGATGAGCTTTCAAAAGTCTCGGATAGGCTAGGAATCAAGTACCAGCCAGCCTTTGAAGTTGAGTTGGCGCTGGTACGTGATTCAATATCTATGATGGCAGGACATCTGAAGATGCTGAACATCATCAAGTCTCCCGATCATGCCGAAGTAGCTGCTCTTGGCGGGGTTGCCACAAAACCGGCAATGACAGTTTCCCAAGCGCTGGAGCGGTACATCAACCTCCATAGCGACGAGTTGCATTCGGGCAATAAGAGAGAATCCGATAAAAAATGGATGAAGTACCGGGAAGCCGTCAGTAATTTTATCGAAGAAATCGGCGACTTGGACGTGCTTGACATCTCTGCAACGGTCGCTCGCGACTACAAGCTCAAATTGTCAAAGCGGTTCAAGGCAGCAACAAAAAAGGAAGGCAAGATTACCCCGGCGACGGCGAACAAAAAATTCATGTGGCTAAAGGTCGTCGTCAAAGAAGCATTGCAAGAGGTTGCACCCGAACGGGCGCACCTAAACCCGTTCGACGGTCTTAAATTCAAAACACAAGATGGCAAACGCGACACCTTTACAGAAGCTGAAGTCGTGCAGCTTCGAAGGAAGATTCAAGGCAGCAAGGCGAACGACGAACTGAAATGCATCGCGCTGCTTGGTGAATTGACCGGCGCAACGTGCAAAGAGATCGCTTTTCTAACGGCGGATGACATCTACCTTGATGCGCCGATCCCTTACATTTCGATCCAGCCAAACGCTTTACGACAGAAAGCGAAAGCTCAAAGCCGTGTACGGGATATCCCGCTACTTCCAGCGGCGGTGAAAGCTCTGAAGAAATATCCGAAAGGCTTCCCTCGCTACAATCACGATACGGGACCAGAAGCTTTCTCTGCGATGGTGAACAAACTCATTCGCACTATCACCCCGGACAAGAGCTTTTACAGCTACCGCCATCTTATGGCAGATCGGCTGCGAAACTCTGGCTGCAATGACACTCTCAAGAACAGCATTATGGGGCATTCCAGCGCTGGCATGACGATGAGGTACGGCGCAGGATATGACCTCGAAAACAAACTGGATGCTCTCCAAAAGGCTATTCCAGACGAAGCAACCCATAACTCAAACAGCGTATGACTTGACCGTGAAGGCAACAGCCAAAATACATTATGAAACAGAGTCATATCCCAAAACGGATATGCAGAATGAAGGAATTTACATTCGAAAATATAATTAAACACAAAACCGTGCGGGAGGAATTTTTTCTTCTTTACGACCGGCTTATCTCTGAACTTAAGGCGAAAGGATACTATGACACCGCGATCATTCATGCCCGCAATAAAAACCGAATCCAAAACGAAATTGGGTTACTTATTTGAAAGATTTTTTATGACCAAATTTACATTTGAAAAGCTCGTTAAGAGCGAAAAACTACGGAACGAATTAGCCAATCATAGTGATTGGCTAATTCGTATCGCGAAAGAAAAAGGCTTCATCGACGCGGCAATTGCGCACGCTAAGGGGAAGAAGCGGGTTCAAGATGAACTCAATCTAATCATCGACATCTGAGGGAGAAAATAATGGATCAAGAACAGCACAGCCGTTTCATCCGTGCAAACCGCGACCAAGCTGCTGCAATTTGGGATGAGTGCAAAAAACTAAAAGAGAAGGTGGGTGACGCTGGAATCTCATCAGTGGTCAACCATGCGCAAAAAGCTGCGGAAGCAGCCGGAAACCTGTGTGACACCTCTGGAAACCTTCCATTTGATGACGCTAGGGCAATCAATGCCAGAAAGCAAATTCTTCAGTACAACAGTGAAGCCTCTGCAATGCTCCTTGAAGCGGAGAAACTGATCAAGGAAAGGGAGTAAGACTCTATGACAGAATTAGCTCTCATATTGGCTGCTTGTTTGGGTGGCGCGATACTCGCATGGATATTATTCATGGCAGTTTTCTTCATTGTAGTAATATGGGTGAAACGCATATGGGCATGGGCAAACCGAAATCGGGTTTTGACTGATGAAGAAGAAGCGGCGCTGGTGCAGCGCTATCTCGATGAGGGTGACGCTTATATTCGGTCGCTCAAATCTCAAGCGCAAGAAACAGCTAAATAGGAACGATCCTGCAATTCAGTCAGCATGGATTATTCTCCGCTCAAAAGGCTTCGGGTTCTCTCCTTCCCGAAGCCTTTTTTGTTGCTCGCATAAATACCCGTTTAATCGGGATATTTTTCATGTGGCTCTATCAAGGAAAGGAATTCACGTCCGCTGACATCAATGACCATTACGGCTTCGTCTATCTCATCACCGAGATTGCAACTGGTCGAAAATACATAGGACGAAAAGCCTTCCGGTCAAAACGCACTCTTCCCCCGCTGAAAGGGAAGTCCCGCAAACGCACGAAGATCACAGAGAGCGACTGGCAAGCCTACTACGGCAGTAATACCACCCTAAAAGAACTGGTCGCCACGCATGGTCCAAACGGCTTCAGGCGCGAAATCCTCCATCTCTGCCGATCCTCTTCAGAGTGTGGTTACTTTGAGGCGAAGGCGCAGTTCGATCATGATGTCCTTTTGGACCCTGCCTATTTCAACGACTGGATCATGTGCCGGGTGTCGCGCAAACACGTCAAAAACCTAAATACTCCTGTCAACATAACAGGAGGACGAAGACCATGGACCATCAACGATTTGCTGAATTCGAAGCCATTCTGAAGGACGCTAAGAGCCTCACCAGAGAGATGCTGAAGCTGACCAAACGCGATCTGGAAAAGCTGGCTGAGATGGAGCGCAGGTTAATGGGAACTGGCGTTTTGATTGAGCCATCCTGTGGATCAGGCGGTTTGTTCACGTCTTAAGTTGACCGTTCACTTTAAACTCACGATACTGCGAAGCAGCAAGCAGCACCGATTTCGTTCCTTAATGGAAAGGTGCGCCCCTATGGATCAGCAACTAACTGTCAGATTTCTCTTCTTCGAAGCCAGTGCATCTGGTCTCGTCGCGGTCGTCCTCATTTTCATTCTTGCCCTCTTGGCTATGGGGCTGGCGGCTTACAGAAAATAAATGTCCAATATGCATCCCCATTTTCCACAAGTGGGAAACACTAGCTGTTGTGGTTGAAATAATGTTGCAACAATATCATTGACGAATCTCCGCCGGTTCTCACTATGCGAAGCAGCAAGCAGCACCTTCATTTGTTTTTTTAATGGAAAGGTGCGCCTAATGCCCAAGATCACCATAAAATTCCTGGGACTCGAAGTTACCGCGCAAGGCATGCTGTCCGTTGTCCTTGCGTCGATCATCGCGCTATGTGCGTTGGCAGTGATCTGGGCATATCTCGACAAACGTGACATTCCTCGCAAAAATAGTATTGCAAGCCAAACTCAACGCATGATTTAGTTCGCGGTAAGTAGATTACATATCAGGCGGGCTGAACTTGTCATATTGGACCGAGAACCACGATAAACTTGGGCGGGCTGAAGAGTCGGCATACATCATCAAGTTTCTCCAGCAGCGAGTTGCGGAGAGAATTGGACGCGGCAAAACCGGATCATATGTCCTCAATATTGATGCGACGTGGGGTGAAGGCAAAACCTTTTTTATGAAGGGGCTATTTGCCGACCTCAAAGAAGCTGGACATCCAGCAATTATGATCGACGCATGGCGAGACGACTTTTCGGACGATCCGTTGACAGCCGTTGTTGCTGAATTCGATCGGTTTCTGACAAATTTTCAGTCAAAGGATCGTTCTGCAAGAAAGAGGATCAAAACCGCTACAGAAAACTTCCGTCGTAACGTGGGAAAGATGTCCCTTCTCATCGGCAAAGGCATCGCAAAACGAGCGACGACTTACGTCGTCGGTGAAGCTGCCGGAGAGCTTGCCGAAACAGCAAAGGAGATCGTCTCCGGAAAAGTCGAAGTCGAAGCAGTGGTGGATGACGCAACAGGTGAAGTGATTAAATTCACTCAGGCACAAATCGACAAGTTTGCCGAGCTTAAGCTGGCGCAGTTCAACGAAGCGAAAGTCAGCCTCGACAATTTCCAAGCGAGCTTGGGAAACGCCGTGAAGACCCTGTCAGGGGTAGATTTTAAGCCACCGTTTTTCATTCTAATTGACGAGCTGGACCGCTGTCGTCCGACTTACGCCATCGAAATGCTAGAGCGGATCAAGCACTTGTTCGAGGTTGAGAATGTTGTGTTCGTTCTAGCCACTGACACAACGCAATTGGCGAATTCAATCAAAGCCGTTTACGGAAATGAGTTCGATAGCCGCCATTATTTGGCAAGGTTTTTTGATCGCTCTTACATGCTTGCGGCACCAGACCGCCTAGAAATGGTAAAATTCCTTCTGAACGCGTCAGGCATGGCGGATGACAAACGGACAATGTCCATTGAAGTTGACGAAGCCACATATATTTCGAAAGTCTGTACGCAGTCCGGCATGGAAATCCGTCAAATCGAGAAGGCTATCGATTTACTTTCTGTGATTTGCTCGACGTGGGATGAACCGTTTCCAGTAGAGACGGTGTTAATATTTCCGATGATTGTCGCATTTTTGAAGGGGAACCCATTGGACAGCAAAGAGTCGATTGACGGGTCTTTCCGAGGTAAGGGTTCACTTTTAGCTCTCGCAATTGAAGGGCACAATATTAGAGAACTCTATGGAATAGTAAGCGGTTATTTGGAAAAACCTCTGTCAGCAGCTTCTAGAGATAAGGTCAATTTACATAACAACGCTCAGTGGAACGCCCTTAGCCATATTTCTCAGATCGGATACGAAATCCTTGATCAAGAATTTCGAAATGGTCAACGGAGGCACAGAAGACCAGCCTTCGCTTCCTATGCGAACCGGATCAAAATGGCGGGTCGATTTATCCAATCCGACCTCGATCTCGACCAAAAATAAAACAGTCGCTGAACACGGTATGAATTGATAATCATGAAGAAGCTCTGGAACCGGATAAATTGGCTTATCGTCGCTTTCGTTGTCACGATTGCATACGTTACGTTCATTGTCTGGAAGGTCGAACTTTCTAAAATATGGGTCTTTTTATCGTCACCGAACCTGAACGAAATCGGTGATTTTCTCGCGGGTGTCTTTTCACCTCTTGCATTCATTTGGCTCGTAGCGGCAGTTCTCACGCAAAGACAGGAATTGACTGAAACCCGTGATCAATTCGCTGAGAACCAGAAGGTGGTTGATGCGCAATTGAAAACCATCAACGAACAATCCGATTTGCTTCAGCAACAACACACGCTGGCAGAAGAGACCGCTAAAAAAACCTATCGCTTGAGCCTTTTTCAAGAGCGATACAAAATCTACGAAGAATTTATCGCGTTCGGAGCAAAGCACGAAAAACGCAGATTTAAAGAACCAGCATATTCCGAATTTCTTGAACTTCTGCAAAAGTCCACCTTCGTTTTTGGAAAAGACATAGAGCGTTGGTTCCACGAAATTTCCGAGGCGATTTATCGTATGCAAGAGTTGTGGGACACAGAAATTACCCACGGTTTTAGCGACTCTAGGGGACTTTTTGAAATCTATCGTAGTCCAGAAGTTGAGATGGAATACAAACAAACATCTAGGTGGCTTAGAGAGCAGTTTTTTTCACCTGTTGAACGTACAGAAAAGTTCTCTGATTCCATGCGAGTTAGTGACAAATGATGATGAATACAAGAGCGAGGAAGTGAAATGAACTCGAAGCTACAAAGCCCAAAAGCTGAAGGTGTAGGCAAAGAGAAAATCCTTCCATCGTGCGGGATTATCATGCCTATTGCCGCAATGGGACAGTATGAAAAGTCTCATTGGGACCGAGTACGCATTATCCTTGATGAAGCGATTAAGGAAGCTGGCTATGAGCCACGGCTTGTCAGCGAGAGTGAAGACATCGGTGTAATTCATGCACGGATCGTACAGAACCTATACGACGATCCAATCGTAGTTTGTGATGTGAGCGGAAAGAACGCCAACGTCATGTTCGAACTCGGACTGAGGCTGGCATTCGATAAACCGACAATCGTAATCAAAGACGATCAGACAGATTATAGTTTCGACACGTCGCCCATTGAGCATATCAACTACCGAGCAGATTTGCGTTTTGACGACGTTCGCGATTTTAAGAAAAAGCTTTCTATCGCGATAAAGAGCAGCATTGCAAAGAAAGAGAAGGACGACTCTTACTCGCCGTTCCTTGGGCATTTCGGCAAATTCAAGTTGGCTGGTATCGACACCAAAACGGTTAGTTCAGAGCAATTTATTATCGAACAATTGAAAGCTCTCCAAGCACAAGTCAGTCTTTTGACATCCAAGCAACCGGCGGTGAATTCTTCACGTTCTCGCACCATTGATGAACTTCACGCGACAAGAGTCTTGGAAAATATCGTCGAATCCCTATTGCATATGAACGACTTCGATTTGGAAAAACCCGAAGACTTGTACGCTCTCTTGGACATGGCACGTACCATGATGAATGATCGGAGCATTCAACTGTCTGAATCAGCGTTCCGCGAAGTGGTGTCACCGTTGGTGCAGAGGTACAGGATTCGAAGAGGTGAAAGAGTAAACCCCTCCTGAGAACGACCACGAATCCAGCCCGCGAGCTGTGCAGCCCCACTTTTCCGCCATATTCCACCATTATAGAACAATACATCCATATTGTTCAACAATTTCGAACAATAGCTAGTTGGTGCTTGCCCTCATTATCGTGGCGCGGCTCGATTTCATTTTGCGAGCCAATCCCGAAATAGTTTCACCATTGGCGAGCGCTTGACGTATCTCTTCCTTCTGTTTGTCAGTGAGGCTCTTTGGTCGTCCAAGCGTCTTCCCTTGCGCCTTTGCCCTGTCCAGCCCTGCTTTTGTTCTTTCGATAAGAAGATCGCGTTCAAACTGAGCGAAGGCACCGATGACATTAAGCATCATTTTACCGACAGCCGTGTTCAGATCGAAGCCAGCCAAGGCGATGCAATGGACTTCAACTCCAATATCGGAAAGGTGCTGCATTGTGGTTTGGACATCGACGGCATCTCTCCCAAGACGATCCAGCTTAGACACGATCAGCTTGTCACCGTTCTCCAGCTTGTTCAGGAGCTTTTGGAAGCCGGGTCTTTGTGCGGCTGGTGTGGAACCGGAAATCGTCTCTGAGACGATCCTATGCGGTTTTACGTCGAAACCCTTATCGGTAATCTCTCTGATCTGGTTTTCTGTCGTCTGTTCGCTTTTGGAAACACGGACATATGCGAAAGTGCGGCTCATTGGACATCTCAAGTGTTCAAAATAGGCGTGCAAAATATGAATGTGTTCAAAAGGCGAGTCAAGACGTTTTTGAACAGGGTAAATTGACGTGATCGAAATCGGACGTTTTTGAACAGGCTGGCGAAAAGGAAAGCAAAAACGCTACAACCACTGAGAAATAAGGGGTTTTGCTGATTTCCCTAAAACAAACGCGTTTTTATTTTCCAGTAGGGGTAACTTTGTACGTTCCGTTGAAAAAGACGTTTTTAAATCAGCCGGAAAGCCTTATTTTACAGGGGTTTTGAAATGCTAGATTTAAGGAAATTCGTGAAGGTATTGGTTTTCGGAAAGGCTTTTAATAACTGGTTGAAAAGGGGTGATTTGATGTCACCAACCACCACTCAAGTACGTCATTGCTTCGCAATGAATTGTAACATTTCTTCTTATATATCTAAGAGGATTTGTGACATTTAACTGATGGTTATTGGTGGGAATAGATTATTTCCAGCTTATTAAAAACCATATTCGATGGACGCCGTAGGCGGACATGATCGCGTAGCGATCCACCTAAGTTTGCTAGGAAAACTTCTTATTCCATAAGGAAACATTAGACTTCTTGTAAACTGGAAGGAAAGATTATTACCTCATCATATTCAACCATTTCAGAAGACATATGTGATGGACGCCGTAGGTGGACATGCCGCGCAGCGGCTTACTAGATCGAATATTATAATTGGCTAGGTCTCATTGAATTTCATGAGGAAAGATTATTACTTCAACAAATCCAATCATTTCCTACCAAACTTAGGTGGATCGCTACGCGATCATGTCCGCCTACGGCGTCCATAGAATATGGTTTTGAATATGATCTTTCTTACATATGAAATGCTAGGAATAAGAAGTTTTCCTACCAAGCATAGATGCTCGCCTACGGCTCGCCGCTTCGCAGGAAACAGGTGGTTAAAATCATTGAATATGATCTTTCCTTTCCAAGATAATTGATTTTCATTCGTTTAATATTGAGTCCTCCTTTTACCTTTCCGGTACTTGAGTGGTGGTTGGTGACGCCCAGCCGGTACTTGAGTGGTGTCCGTTTTTATCCTGCCTTTCACAACGCAATAAAATTACGTTTAGGGCGAAACAAAGCAATAAAATATCGCCATTCCAGCTTCTTCGCTGTCTAAATACAGATGGAAAACGAAACCGGTCCAATGGCTTCTATTCCAAGGGTCATATTGAACGGTTTACGCATTTCCATTTCCTGTATGAATGATTTTGAAGGGATTTAGCGCGCTTGGACCGGGTGCTAAATCCCTTTTTTATTGTCGAAACAAACAACTCAGGAAAGGAAAATGAAACCCACAATTTACTATGCCGATGCTCTACCCGGTGCCGGAAAAACTCACAGTCTACATCGATATCTGAAGACGCTGAACGAACCAGCCATTATCGCCACACCGACAAACCTTTTGTCCTTCGAGCAGCACCATGATCTTGCTGCAATCGGCGTTAAATCCAAAGTAATTTCGCAAGAAACCGGACATGGAAACTGCACTCAATCGCTTGTAAAGCACTGTGAGGAAAAGCGAGACAGCATTGCCATTATCAATCACAACGTGGCAAAGCTCGCACTTGAAGCGACCGCTGGTCATCACCTATTCATTGATGAGTTCTTCTCGCCAGTTGAGAAATTTGTCCTGAAAGAGAAAGTGAAGACCGCTCGCGAATTTGTCGTCTCCATCATCAAGAAATCCAGAACAAGCCAGTATGAAGGCTTCATCGAGCTTGTTCTTACCGAAGCCGTCGAAGACATCGTTGAAAATGGCATGTCTCACGATTCATCCTTTCAGGCTTTGCCGCATCTGCGCGAAATTGCAAAGAGGATCAGCAGCGAAGATTATTTGGTTCTCGTCTCAAAGGCTGAATATCAGAACTTCGTCGCCAACATCGAAGAGAACAATGACGAAGAAGACGGCATATTGAACATCTATGCATGGCTCCAACCGTCTGCATTGCGCCACAACAAGACCACCACATTTATGGGTGCCAACTTCTTCCAATCGAAGCTTTATCACGCATGGAAAGACCGCGTGAATTTCGTGCCTCATCCATCGATCAAGGGAGAACGCTACGACGACTTCAGCCACAAGGCAGCAAACATCACCTTTCGTCATTTACTGGACCAAGACGTTTCGATGTCGGGCTTGGAGAAGGTTGGGTATCAGAAGTTCGCGGATGCGACGGCTGGTGTGTTTCTTGCCGAATATGGTGCAGTTGATCATCTCGTGACGCTATCAGCCAAGTCCAGTTTCACATGGCCCCTCAACAATTCAGAGATGGTGCCACCCAATCCAGTGGGGTTGAATGCCTTCATGGATCGTCATGTCTGCCTTCATCTTGCGCCGCTCAATCCTTCGAAATTGGATGAACGTATCTGGAACGCGGTGACTGGCATATCGAAGGAAGAACTTCATATCGCGCAAAGTTGTGAGATGGTCTTCCAGATGCTTACCCGTAGCTCGGTAAGAGACCATGGAAGCAAGCCGCAAGAGCTTGTGTTCATCGTGCTTGATCTACGCACCGCCAACTATCTGCGCAACCTGTTCGGCGTTACCAAGCCCTCTACAAGAATGGAGGTTAAAGCATTGAACCCAATCATTCGCACTCGTACTAAGCGTAAAGACATGACGCCGGAAGAGCGAAAGCAGGACCAAAGGGAACGGACACAAAGAAGCCGTGCGAAGAAAGCCGCTGCCGCTGAACAGGTCGCACATCCATAATCCAGTGGAACGTGAGGGGGTGACTCGCACCCCCCCCGCTGCACTTCCTCTTTTTTTTATCAGGTCATCCAGAAATTTTTTATGCTCACAGCTTCTCGGGCGGGGCTTCATTGCCCGCGTTGACAAACTACAGCCGTGTGGTTGCATTAGAAATGGCGTGAGCGTGAGGTTCGAAGCGCAAAATGGGGGCAATTGATGGGTAAAGTGGGTTATGACAGTCTCGAAGGCATTCTTCGCGTCACAGCGTCCGGTCAGAAGCAACCCGATCAGCTCACGGTGGATGTCCTGACCTATCACGCTGCGCTTGAACTGGAGATGGACGAATTCCTTGCTCGTTCGCTTCCTCACGCGGAAAAGCTTGCTGACGGTCGATTGGGCTACACTCATAAGATTGCGGTTGTTCGAGCTTCATGGCGCGGTACAGACGATAGCGGTGACAAACTTGCCCATGCGCTAGTTCGGTTTAATGACCTTCGTAATTCAGTTGCTCACAATGACACCCCGAAGCAAATCAAAGCCCATCTCGAAAAGCTCCATGATGCGACCATAGCGCTCGATGGCGATGAAAAAGGTGATGCGACACCATACGCGCTTGCCATCCGAATTTGCTCATTTATGGGGGATGACCCCGGTGCGGGCAACGCTATCAAACTGATGGACCAATTTGACGATATCGTAAACCGGAAACTGCCAAAAGCGTTAGCTCGGAAAGACGACGCTTAGACTAACGGTGTTTGATCGACTTAGCGTGTGAAGCTGCGCGGGCTAAATACTGGCATGTTCGCTCAACTGAAATCCTATGCCATTATCGGCGCAATCACCCTATTCCTTGCCCTGATCGCGGCTTTCGGCATCTATTACAAGATCGCCTCTAGCCAGATCGCGTCATTAACGGCTGAAAATTCGACGCTCAGCCTTACAGTTTCCCTGAATGAAAAGACCATCACGCAAATGAAACTGGATGCTGAAACGCTGTCCAAGTCGATCATTGCCCTGAACAAGCGCAACCGAGTGATTGAAGACAGCTTTGCCAAGGAATGGTCGGCAATCGACCAATTGGATGCATTGAGCGAAGAACGGGCGAACGAAGAATTCGCCCTGTCTATCGAAAGGTTAAAGGCTACAACTCAGCCGAAATAATAATCAGGCGTTCTTCGGCTTACGACCGCGCTTTGGTTTGTTTTCCTCGACTGCATCCGAAGAGCCATATGCTTCTTCGACCAAAGCTTTGAAATCCGCCTCTGTCTGTGCACCTACTGCCGCCCTATGAAGGAAGTCCTTCACATCAGCTTCGGTTTCCACTCGATAAGTTTTTGCGAGTTTTCCAAGCTTGATATGGAAACCGCCATTTTCCTCTTTTACCCAACTGCGACGGTTAACTTCTCCTAATTCAAAAGCCTTCTTCTGCTTTAGAAGTGCAGTCAAAAAAGTGTTTACCGCCTCATTTTCTTTGACTTCGTAGCTCTTCGAATATTCCAAGAAAGTTGTCATTTCCGGCTCCAATCATTGTTTCGCTAAATATCTGAAAGACGAATTTCAGATTAAGGCAAAGCATGCAAGTTATTTTTCATCTTCCTCGCGGATATGACGCGGCAATTAAACAGGCAAAGGAAGACAACATTTATGCCGAATGGATCGATTCCAAGTTCGGTTCTAAAATCCGTGAACTAATTTCAGAAGACTTTAATTTAGCAGTCGATGAAGGATTTTTCACGGTCGATTTCACCTATGAAGATGATGCGCTTGCCTTTCTCAAAACATTTGGAGGCAGAGCCATAAATGAGTGAATGGAGCAAGGCGGAGGAAAACAAGGAGCGGTTGAAGAAGATAGGTTTTCAAAAAGGCAACCCGCCACCAAAAGGCAGTGGACGCAAAAAGTTTCCCGAAGAGCTTCGGAACAGCATCATGGATGCCACGCCTGAAGCGCTAGAAAACATGATCGCTTTGATGAGTAATCCGAACACCAGCGACGGCGTTCGATTCAAAGCCGCCGAGTGGCTGTTGAGCGCAATCATTCCAAAGGCAAAGGCAGATACGAACGTGAACGTGAACCACTCCCATTCGATTGCTGGCATGCTCGCGGAAATCAATTCGCGGATGCTACCCGGTGCCAAGGAAAAGATGATCGACATCACGCCGGAAGAAGACACCGACGACGATGATTGATTGGATAGTCGCGGCGATTGCTGCCATTTCACTGTTCTTGGCAAGCAATGGCTTCCAGACCAGCCACATCATTGCAGGGTTCTTCGGATCGGTCGTGCGATCCTTCGTGGCGAAAACTGGAACGCTCTGGCAGAATCTGTTCGGTGGATTCATCGGCAGCATCATTGCCGCCTACGTCACGCCCCTGATTGCCTACCTGTTCTCGATTGCTGATCCACAGACGCTGAATTCAGTGGCGTTTGGCGTAGGTCTTCTCGGCATGTATTTCGCTGAAGCCTTGCTTTTGATTGCCAAGGACTATGCGAAAAACCCGGCAAAGATGAAAGAGGATTTGCGGGAATTCCTGCTTCGTTTCCTCAACCGAAAGTCTGATTGAGTTTGCCATTCCGCTAAATATCGGATGGCAAATAAAGACGATAATTTACACGAATTAGCAGCACTTATAGACGTTTACCGCGAAGACATCGCCGTTTTCGCGCTTCAGGTTTTTGGCTCTACCCTCACCCTGAAACAGATTGAATTCTGCGAAGCCTTCCGTACCAAGCGCACCATTACCTTTCGCGGCGGTGTCGGTTTCGGCAAGACGCATGCAGAAGCCATTGTGACTTGGTGGGCATTGATCACCCACGATCAGGTTCAGGTTTCGATCTTCGGACCATCGGAGCCGCAGCTACGCGGCGGTATCTGGAAGGAACTCCAGGTTCTCCATGGGAAGATGTCTCCGATCTTCAAAGAGAGCTTTGACGTTCAGGCAACGCGCATCAGCCGCACGGTCAATCCGAGTTCCTGTTTTGCCGAATATCGTCTGGCAAGTGGCGACAAGCCCGACAATGCTCGCGGTATCCATGCCCACAACAACTTCGTAATCGTGGATGAGGCATCCGGCATTGACGACGCCGTTTTCACTGGCGCGCTGCTGAACATTCTTACCGATCCGAACGCGAAGCTCTGTCTCGTATCGAACCCTTCGAAGGCAAGCGGCTTCTTCTGGCGAACCCACTGCGATCCAGACATCCGAGATGAATGGACGCAAGTCCACGGGCAGATGAAGGATAGCCCGCATTTCGATCCCAAAACATTCGAACAGCTTGCACGGAACTATGGCGGTCCACTCAGCCGTGAATATCGCGTCATGGTCCTTGGCGAGTTTCCGCTTTCCGATATTGACGGGCTGATCAGTCGGGAATGGATTGAAACAGCCGTTCTCAACACGGAAGTCGTTCCTGCAACGAATGCGCCTGTCATATGGGGTCTTGATCCGGCTGGCGCTGGTAAGGACAGTTCCGTTCTGGCGATGCGCCATGACAATTTGCTGTTGGGCTTTGAGGAATGGCGCGGACTTGATCCGACACAGTTGGCTTACAAAGTCAGAGACCTTTATCAGTCCACCCCGAAGAACCTTCGACCATCCATCATTGCCGTTGATGCGACCGGTCTTGGTCATGGCGTTTACAGCAACCTGAAAGACTTCGGTCTTCCCGTTCATTCCTGCATTTTCGCCGGAACGCCTACGCGCAATCCAGATCGCTATCATCGTGTCAGAGACCAGATTTGGTTTGAAATGCGCGAATGGTTTCAGACAGAGAATGTCTCCATTACCAATCATCAGCGGCTTATCGAAGAGCTTGTCACGCCGACTTATGATGATGGCTCGGGCAAGATCAAACTTGAAGAGAAGAAGGCAATCAAGAAAAGGCTCGGTCGTTCGCCCGACTATGCCGATGCTTTGGCAATCACTTTTAGCGTCAATCCCTCTCGTTTTCAAAGCAAATACTCTTGGTCAAAGCCAATCGAGTACACGAACCTCCAGAGCTACCAGTGACGCTAAATAGCCTTAAAAGAGAAAGGATTAATGGACGAACAGGCTATTCAAAACAACATCGCGGTTAAGCTGAAAGACGCTGTAAATTTCAGCAATTCGAATATCGCGACCAAGCATGAAACGGCGCTGAAATACTATAAGCGCGCCTATCTACCCGGTGACGACAAAATCAAAGGTCGCTCGAAATGGGTTTCGTCTGAAGTTCAGCAGCGCGTTGACTGGTCCGTTGCCAGCATGATCCGCATCTTCGATAGCCCGGAAAATGTCTGCGAATTCCTGCCATTCGGACCGGAAGACGAAGCGGTTGCACGTCAGCAAACGTCCGTGGTGAACTGGATTTTGAAGACGAAGAACAGCCATCTTTCGTTTCTTCAGCCATGGCTCCAGAACGGTTTTATTTGTGGTTTAGGCATCATCACCGCCGAATTCACAACCGAGACCATTGAAGGTCTTCCCCGCACATTTAAGGGCATTCCAGACGCACAGCTTTTGGCATTCGATCAGCAGGAGGAAGCCGGTCAGATCGTCATTGAGGAAGCTTCCAAACCGTACCTGAACGAAGCTGGTATGTCGGTTCGAGACCTGAAAATCAGAGCCGTTCGCCGTAATCCCATTTTCAACGTCCTGTCTGTGGCTCCCGAAGATTTCATCATTTCCCGAGACGCGAAGATCGATCCCGAAACCGGCGGTATTGCTGCCAAACTTCAGGGACATCGAAAGATCGTGTCGAAAGCTGCCCTTCTTGAAATGGGCTATGACGCCGGCAAGGTGTCCAAGATCGCTCTGGCATCGAGCAAGAGTGATGGAATTGCCTTGGAACGCTCGAAAGACCTTGATGGCGATCAGGGCGTAAGCGGTGATGATGTCGAAGTCTTTGTCGTCTACTGCAAAATGAAGATCGACAAGAAGGCTCGCCACTATCGCTTCACCCTTGCCGGTGGCATCGAAAAGCCTGTCCTGCTCGATTACGAAGAGACCACGCGTTTTTATCCGTATGCACCGTTTGTCCCGTTCCCGCAGGCGGACACCCTCTTCAGCATGGGTATTGCTGACAAGATTGGCGATGATCATATCCTGATCACCCGGTTGAACCGCGCTATCATTGACGATCTGCACAGCCACATAAATCCGACAAAGATCGTGAACCCGGATGCCGTCAATCTGGACGACCTTCTGAACGTTCACCCCGGCTCCATCGTTCGCTCAAACGATCCACAGGCAGGCATCAGCTATTCTATTCCGCCTTTCGCTGGCGGCGATGCGATGCCGGTGATTGCCAATCTATCGAATAGTCTGGATTTCACGACCGGTGTTGGACCGCAAATGGTCTCGCTCAATGCCAGCGATCTTCAGAACGCCACTGCCACAGCGGTCAATTCCCGCAACAACTCCAGTCAGCTTCTGGTCGAAATGATCAGCCGCTATTTTGCTGATACTGGTTACGCGTACATGATTCGCATCGTGATCGATCAGCTTCTTCAGAAACCGGAAGAGGCGCAGGAGTTCATTGCCCGACTGACAAACAACTTCGTGCCGATTGACGAATTCACGCCCGAACTGGATGTGACGACTTCCGTTGCCTTCGGCGTCATGAGCAGAGACCAAAGCGCAGCAGCCTTGAATAATCTTTTGGCACAACAGATGCAGGCGATGCAGGCTGGTCTTCCAATCGCGAATGCTCAGAATATCTACAATACCCTTTCGAAGCTTGCCGAGACCGCAGGATTCAAGAACAGCAGCCTGTTCTTTGTCGATCCTTCCACGCTTCCTCCGCCTCCGCCTGCACAGCCGCCTGTCGATCCAAATGCCGGTCTCATTGAGATGGAAAAGGTCAAGGCTCAGTTGAAGGCGCAATCTGATGAAGCTGATCGCAATTTCGAAATGCAGAAACTGGTTGCTCAACTCCAACAGCAGCAAGCCGAATTCCGTGAAGAGATGGAATTGAAGAGCAAACAGCAGGAGCAAAATTACCTCCTGAAGCTGATGGAATTGGACAAGAAATATTCACAGCCAGACACCCCGATAAGCGACATTCCGCAGATAATGATTGAGGTTCCAAATGAACAATATTGAGAAAGCAAATGCGGCACTTCGCTTGAAGGAAAACGAAGATTTCCGCGATCTGATGAAGTGCATTGAAGCCGAAATTTTCGAAGCGTTCATGAACACGAAATTGGGGCAAGCGGAAGAACTAGATGGCGTTCACCAACTCAGCCATGGCTTCAAGCTGATCAATCAAAGGCTCGATAAATACGTTGAAGTCGCAAAGTTCGAAGCGCAATCGCAGAAAGATGAAGAATACTAAATATTCGAACCAAAAACACTTTAGGAATTACTAAATAGATGGAAATTGAAAGCAACAATCCGGAAGGAACTGCATTAAACATTAATGAAGCGGCTGATCTTATCAGTCAAACTCTCGACGTATCTGAGGACTCTTTTGATGAGAGCAAACCAGACGAGAACGTTGAATTACCGGAAGTGGATGAAGCTCTTGAAGCTCCAGAAACTGACGAGACGCCGGAAGAGCAATATTTCGATATCGATGGTAATCAGGTAAGTCTTAGCGAAATTCGGTCCTCTTATATGAGACAAGCCGACTATACGAAAAAGACGCAGGAAATTGCCGAACAACGGAAGTTCTATCAGGAAAACCAAAGGGACATTAACTCCCTTCGATCTGAAGCATTGGCAGGGATTGAAGCCCTGAAACAGCAAGTTTCAATCGAGTTCCGACAGATGGAATATCCCGATTTCGATTGGCTCGCAGAAAATGACCCGGCGGAATATGTCCGACAGAAAGCCCAATGGGAAAAGCGTGAATACGCCGTTCGCCAAATTTATGAAGCTGAAACTGCCTTGAAGCAGAAAGCAGCCGCATATGAGGAAGAACAGCATAGGTCCGCAATTCAGGAAACGAGCAATCGCTTCTTCGAAAAGTACCCTGATCTGAAGGATAAAAACAAGGCTGACGAAGTTTTCAGTGACATCACTGGATTGCTTTTGGACACTGGCTTTAACGAGCAGGAAATCAAGAGCATCGCTGACTTCCGAATTATCGATCTACTGTACCGAGTTGTTCAGGCTGAAAAAGCACAGAAGGCAATTCCGCAGGTAGTCGAAAAGATCGCGAAGAAGCCGGTTATTTCCGCGAAGGAAAATTCGCGAAAGACGGCTGCTGATTATGATCGTCAATCTTTCGAAAAATTCAACCAATCTCGTAGTGTTGCGGACGCCGCAGCCCTCATCAAAAATTTACTCTAAGAACAAGAAGGTAAGAAAATGCCCACTTTAACCACGACTAATGTCTCCCATGTACGCGAAGATTTGAGCAACGTCATTTCAATGATTTCGCCGGAAGAGACTCCGTTTATTTCCTCAATTGGCAAGACTAAGGCAACCGCTGTCAAGCACGAATGGCTTCAGGATGAACTCGCCGCTGCCAACAAGGACAACGCGATTGCTGAAGGTGCCGATGCAACTGATACGACCCTCAATGGTCCTGTTCGTATTTCGAACGTCACGCAGATTTTCCAGAAGGACATTCGCCTGAGTTCCACGCTGAACGCCGTGAACACGGCAGGCGCGAAGGATGAACTTGCTCGCCAGATCGCCAAGAAAGGGAAAGAACTGAAGCGAGACCAAGAAGCTGCTTATGTCTCTGGCAACGGCTCTGTGGCTGTAGGCGTCCGCAAGCTCGGTGGTGCTGAAGCTTTCATCTCTACGAACGCTCTGCATGGTGCGAACGGCGTATCGACCGGTTTTTCCGGTGGTGTCGTCAATGCTCCTACGGCTGGTACGGCTCGCCCTCTCACCGAAGCACTGTTCATTTCCGCTCTCCAGAAGATTTGGGAAGCTGGCGGCGATCCGAACACGGTAATTGCGCCGGGTGTTCTCAAGTCGAAGATTTCGACCTTCAACGGTGGTTCGACCAAGCAGCAGAACGCAGATAAGAAGACCGTCAATCAGGCTGTAGACCTTTACGTTTCGGATTTCGGTACGGTCACGATCCTTCCGCATCGTTTCATGTCCACTTCGACCGTCATTGCTTACGATCCGGCTCTTTGGAATTCGGCTGTCCTTCGTGGCGTCGAAAAGAAGGAACTCGGCAAGACTGGCGATAGCGAACGCTATATGCTCGTCACCGAAACGACGCTGGAATGCCTCAATGAAAAGGGCAATGCCAAGATCGCTGACTTGAACGGCTAATAATCATAAATTCAAGGAACGAATTAGAGCCTCTCCGGAGGCTCTTTTTTTATGCAAAATCTCTCAAATTCAAGCCGTCGCTAAATACGTCAATAGACATTTTAGAGGCATACTTGATGGACAATTTTCAAGCTGGTGATCTGATCCAATCCGGCTCAATCGTATGGGAAGATACTCCCGATTATACGGTCACGTTGATCCGCGACGGCGACAAAATCATTATCAAAACCGATTACAAAAACATTCAGGCAATGCTCGATGCAAACGCTTCAGAAGCTGCCGATTTCAATCAGACTGGTAAGCATTCCGATGTCGTGAAAGTCGCTGGCATTCCGATTGGATTGTATTTCGATTGGAAACGCGAAGGCATTACCGACGATTCTGAAGCGATGAAGCGCCGTCTCAATGACGCTGATTATGCAAAGTTTCGCGTGAACAATTGGAGGCTCTGATATGACCTATCAAGAGTTTCTTACGCTTATCAAAAGCTACACGATCCGTGACGATGCACCGATCAACAGTTTCATTCTTCGTGCTGAAAGCCATCTTCGCCCGATTGTTCGCCATTACCGATCCGAAAAGACCATTGTCCTTTCCATCACCGACGACATTGCCGATTTGCCTGCCGACTTCATCGAAATTCGCGCCATTACCGGCATTGCGAAGCGATACAAACCTGTTTCCATCAACAGTGCCACGCTGACTTGTGACGAGGTTGGCTATTATCGCATCTCCGAAAAGCTGATCTTCGCCGGTCAAGCCGAAGATACGGTCAAGCTTACCTACTATTCAGCCTTTACGCCGTTGACCGAGACCAATTCCAACTGGCTCTTCGATAATTTCCAGAACGTCTACATTTCAGCCGTCCTTAGGGAATTCTACCGTTGGGAAAAGGACGCCGAAGGTATCGCGTCTGAACAGAGTGCTTTGAACGAAGCTCTTAGCGTTCTGGCGGAAGATGACAGGCGCGGACGCATGACCGGCTCTATCACGCTTGGTGGTCCAACATGGTAATCGACCAGCCTTTCACGTCTTGGACCCCCGATCTTCCCGCGCTCAACAATCCCGGCGTTGTTCGTGCCCATAATGGAACGCCCGGGCGCGGTTCGTTTGCCGGTGGTGTCACGTTCTTCCCGATGAAAGCTGCATCGCTGTATTCTGATACGGCAATGGCTTCGCGCCCGCTCGGCACTGCTATTGGTCAGAATGCATCTGGTGATGCGAAGGTCTATGGCGGCGATGCCACGGCACTTTACAAACTCTCGCCCTCCACCCGCCAGTGGACGAACATCTCCCGATCAGGCGGCTATCTGACAACCGGCAAAGAACGCTGGAAATCGGTCGAATTCGGAAGCCTGCAACTCTTCACCAACTTCAGTGATGAACCCCAATTCATCGATATGAATCAGGATATCCAGTTCGCCAAGCTGACGACGCTGGTAAAAGGCAAACATATCGCCACTCACAAGGGCTTCACGATCCTTGGGAACACATATGACGCCCTTGACGGCGCTGTGCCCTATCGCATCCGCTGGAGCGGCATAGAGGCTCCTTCGGATTGGACCTTCAATCCTTCCACGCAATCCGATTTTCAGGATGTCCACGGCTACGGCTCCATCATGGGTATCGTTACGGATGATCAGTGCTGGATACTGCTCCAGCGCGGTATCGTTCAGATGCAATATATCGGTGCGCCCTACGTTTTCAGCTTCACAGACCGCGTAGTTGGAAAAGGCTGTTCAGTGGCGGAGTCCGTAATTTCGGTTGAAGGGCGACATTTCTTCCTATCCGAAGATGGCTTTTACCTTCTTAGCGGTGGTGGTCTCACCCCAATCGGTTCCGGCAGAATGGACAAGTGGTTTCTGCAAAATGCCGATCCCGACAAACTGCACCTCATGTCAGTTGCCGCCGATCCCCGAGAGACCCTAATTTATTGGTCGTTCTGCTCGGTCAATTCCCCGAACGGGCATCCTGATATGATGCTGATCTTCAATTATCAGACCGGCGAATGGTCAACGGCTGATGCGACAGCGGACATGATCTTCAATTCAATTTCTCTGCCATGGACGATTGACCAGTTGGATACGTATGGAACGCTGGACAATGTTCCTGCCTCTTTTGACGATCCCATATGGTCAGGTGGCAAGTCTATGCTTTGGGCAATGAGCAATGAAGGGGCTGTCTATTCATTCTCGGGTCAGACGCTCGAACTATCGATTGAGACGCCGGAATATCAGCTTTCGAAAGTTCTACCCAATCAAACAGGTGCGGATATCGCATCCATTTCCAGAACAAGACCATTGTTTGAAGGCAATGGAACGGCTCGGATTCAGGTCGGTACTCGCAAGCTCCTTTCCGATCCAATCCAGTGGTCAGATTTGAAAGATACAAGCTCAGAAACCGGCTTTGCTTATTTCCGTGAAAAGTCACGTTTTCAGCGTTTCCGCGTCAGAATTTCTGGTGATTGGAAGACTGCATTTGCTGTTCAGATCGACGGGCAGACGGCGGGAAAACGCTAAATAGCGTAATGGAAAGAGTCTACGATCATACGAATACAAGACAGATCACAAGCGTTGTAAATCAAATTGCCAGTCAGTTTGATAATACCGGCTCTGTGACTTTGACGAATTCGACCACTTCGACAATGGTTACGAATCCCAAGGTCAACAGCCAGAGTAAAATCTTCCTCCAGCCAAGAACGACTGCTGCCGCCTCTGCTTTTGGATCAACATATATTTCCGCAATAAATGGCGGCTCATTCGTCATAACTCATGCTTCTGCAACGACTGCCAGAACATTCGATTACGTGGTGTTCAACGTATGATGCAGATGGGTTTCAGCGAAGAAGAATATGCGCGGGTTAGAAGTTGGCTGCTGTCTGCTTTTGGACGAACTCCAGCGGTTTTCGATGAAGACGAAATGCTTGAAAGGCTGCGCAAATCCGAATGGCATCTTGTCACGGCTGATCGCTCCGCATGTGTGCTTGAACTTTGCAAATATGAAGGGGAATGGATCGCAAACGTTCTGCTTTTGGGTGGTGAAAAGAACAAGTCCTTGAAAGAAATCATGCACTGCCAAGTCGTTCTTTGTCGGTTCCTGAAAGATCAAGGATTTACAAAACTGGTCGGAACTCCCCGCCCTGAATGGCATAAACTAATCCTGAAATACGGCTTCGAAAAACAAGAAGAAGAATTCATAAAGAGGCTTTAATCAATGGCGTCAACTCCCAAGACAACAACCACAACGACTTCCACGGAGCCATGGAGCGGGTCAAAACAGTATCTGCTTGATCAGTATGCGACTCTCGACAATCTCTATAAGTCTGGCGCTCCCCAAGCATATCAAGGCTCGCTCATTGCTGATCAATCTCAGGCAACGAAAGACGCTTTAAGTCAGGCGGAAAACATTGCCAGAAACGGCAATACGTCCACGCTGACGAACGCAACGAACGCCGTCAATTCGGTGATGAATAGCGCTGGAAATCAGCAAGCGCAGAACACTTATTCTCAGCTTCAGAATACGAGTAATTTTGCACCAAATCCGACCAATATGATTGCTTCCAATATTGCCAATGGACAATTTGCAAGCGGTCAGACTTCGAACAACCCGGCGATGCAGTATCTTCAAAAGACTGCTTCCGGAGCGAATATCGGCAACAATCCGTATCTTTCTCAGATGGTTTCGAACCAGCAAGACCAGATTGCCAACAAGCTGAAGAACATCACCAATCCCGGCATTGACAGTCAGGCGGCTGCGATTGGTCGTATGGGTTCCGGCGCTTACGCTACTCAACGGAATAATGCGGAAACTACCGCCGCCAATGAAATGGCGAAGGTTGCGACTGACATGTACGGCAACCAGTACAATCAGGATGTCTCGAACCAGATGAATGCAGCGAATGCCTATGGCTCGCTCTATAATCAGGACATCGCCAATAACCAGAACCAGCAAGCGAATGATCGTTCCTACCAGCTTTCCGGCATGAACGCGCTGAGCAACAACTATCAGAACTCGATTTCCAACATGCTTGGCTTGAATGACCAAAAGCTGAACGCGGCGAATGCTTCTGTTGCAGCGGACTCCAGTCTGGCTTCGCAGAAGCTCAATGCCGCCAACATGGCTGGTCAGACCTATCAGAACCAGTACCTGCCATCTCAGCAACTGGCGAATGTTGGGGCAAGTCAGGATTCACGTCTGGATGCTCTCAAGGCGGCTGAAATTGGTTCTTGGGATCAACAGCAACAGCAGCCGATTATGAATGCTGCGAACTTCATCAACCTGCTCAATGGTGGCGGCTACAATAGCCAGACATCACAGACGCCGGTCTATTCGAATACTGGCGGTCAAATTCTTGGCGGCTTGTCGTCGCTCGCCGGGTTGTTCGCACTTTGCCAAGCGTCTGAGAAAATCCTGCACAAGCATGTTGGATTCATGCCGCTGACGAATGGTGATCGCATCGCGATTTACGAATTCACGTACAAGAACGACCCCGATCAGCAGCGTTGGTATGGACCTATCGCGGAAGAAGTTAATCGCAAGACGGATGCTGCAATCGAAATCGAAGGGAAGCTCCATGTCGATGTAAACAAGCTCATGGAGGTAGCGTAATTATGGCTGGCGTATTTGATTTCCTTTTCAAAAAGAAACCCAATGGTGAAGACGACCTGAAAGCCGTTCTCACTCCTGAACAGGCGAAGAAGGAAAACCTCCTGTCTCAGTTCCTGCCGGAAGATGCCGACAAGCGTCAGTCGCTCGCCCAAAGCCTTTTGCTTGGTGGCGCTGCGATGATGGCGGCTGGCGGTCCTTCTGAGAAGCCTACAAACCTTCTCCAGATTGTTGGGCAAGGTCTCGGCAATGGCGTGGGTGCATACAATGCCAACATGGACGGCATTGCTGATCGTCAGACGAAAGGAATTACCAACCGGGCAAATCAGGTGAAGCTTCAGAATGTACAGGACGCGCAGAATCGCGCTTCTACCTTCATTGAAAAATATGGTTCGCCTTCCGAGAACGGCTATTCGATTGAGGCGCTTTTTGCGCTCCATCAGATGCAGATTGCCAATGGTGATGACGCTGGCGCACGGGAGACGCAGGGGCAAATCCAAAAGTTGCAGCAGCATGCCGCAGACAATGGAATGGTCCTTGGAGAAGACGGTTCCTATCGACTGGCGGATGGCTATGGAAAGAGCGTCTTCGATACAAAAAAGGCGGAAAGCCTCGGTTCGGCTGTTGGGCAGAATGCCGAGATTACCTCCGATCAGAAAGATTATCAGTTCGGCGTCGAAAACCCCGATTTCCGCAAATACGAATTCACAAAAAAGAACGACACCAATATCAACGTCAATACGGCTCCTAAAGACGGGAAGATTTTCGAAGAGTTCATTGACGAACGGAAAGGCGCGACTTCCGCCGTCGCTGGTCTGAAATCGAACTTCGAAGCGCAGAACGCGATCAGATCAGGAGCCATTACCGGTGCCATGGCTGATAAGCGGCTATATCTCCAGAAGGTCGGCGCATTGCTTGGCGTGGCTGACACCAAGGAAATCCAGAACACGGAAACCTTCCAGTCGGCTGTTGCTCCCATGGTCGGTGCGATGATCAAGGATATTGTCGGTTCCGCCAATATCTCGGATAGCGACCGTGCGTTCGCAGAAAAGGCGGCAGGCGGCAATATCAGCCTTGATGAAGGCTCCATCCTTCGCCTGCTCGAAATTCAGGAAAAGGTCGCGAAAGACAAGATCGCCACTTACAGTTCTCGGGTAGATGCCATTTATCCTGATACGCCCGAAAACGAGAAGCAACGCGCATTTCTCAAGGGCGGCATTGCTGTTCCTGAAAAGCGTTCGGCTGTTGAAACAGTCGTCGTTGGTTCCGAAGCTGCATATGATGCTGTTCCGGCTGGTGCAGCCTACCGCTTCAGTGACGATCCGGCTGATATGGTTCGGAGGAAGCGCTGATGGTCAATTACATCCGCTATGCCAATCAGGGTGCTACTCGCAATCGTGAGCTTTCCGAAGAGCTTCTGAAACGGCTTGGCTATCTGGAAAACATGCGTGTCACTGCCGAAGTTTTTTCAGGTGGACAGCCAGGAATCGAGGAAGGCGGTAATCGCGTCGGCTCAACCCGGCACGATCACGGCGGCGCGGCTGATGTTTTCTTCTATAAAGACGGCAAGAAGCTGGATTGGGCAAACGATCAGGATCGCCCGATCTTTCAGCAGATTGTCAGCGAAGGCAAAGCAAACGGCATTACCGGTTTCGGTGCCGGTCCCGGTTATATGCAGCAAGGTTCAATGCATATCGGTATGGGTTCGCCGGGTGTTTGGGGTGCCGGTGGCAAAGGTGACAATGCGCCGGAATGGTTGAAAGCTGCCTACAATGGCGCTCCCTCCCAAGCCAAGCCCGATATCGTCTCGGAAGTTATTGCTGCCGCCGATCCTGCATCAGTGCCAAAGCAAATTCCCGGCACTGAAACACTTGCTCTTGCTCAAAAGGCGGAAGAGTCGAAAAGCCGTAATGGTGTTCTGATCGATGCATACAATAATCTGACTGGTTCTGACGTTCAGATCGGTGACAAAATTCTTGGCATGGACACCGATAAAGTGACGAAGGGTTTCAGCCCGATCGGTGATTTCGCCAAGACCCTCGCAGAACAGGATGCCGCGCTAAATAGCCAAATACAGGCAACAGCAAGGGCACAAGGCGGTAGGATCGGTGGCGGAAGCCCCGTAGAAATCGCCATTCTTTCTTCATTGCCAGAACAACGCAAACGCCGGGGCGGTCTCTCCGGGCTTGGAGGCTTCACGCTTTAAGATATGGACGATTGGAAGAAGAAAATTATTGAACGTGATGGCGGTGCCATTCCCGATTGGAAGCGCAAGATCATCGAGAAAGATAGCGGCACCAACGTATTCGAAAATGCCGGTCCCGATCCTCGCGATATCTCTGACGACGCAGGCGATGCACCTTGGAATGTCCGTATGGAGGTTGGTGCACTCGATAAGCCCGAAGACCGACTGAAGGCGATTCAAAAGACATATCCCGATGCAAAACCCTATGGCGACGACAACTTCATTTTCACAGATGAGAAAGGCAGGACGCGGCTTTACAATACGGAAAGCTGGTTTCCGTCTCTTGGCGACTTTGCGTCTATCACTCCTGAAATCGGTGAAACGGTTGGCGGCGCTGTTGGTGGTGTTCTCGGTGGTATCGGCGGCGGTGCTGTTGGTTCTGCCGTTCCTGTGATTGGAACAGGTGTTGGTGCCTTTAGTGGCGCAGTAACTGGTGCTGGCGGCGGTTCTGTCGCAGGTCGTGAAGGTGTCCAGCGCGGCTTGAACTGGATGTTCGGCAATGAAGACACTCGAACCGGTTCTGAACAAGCTATCGATATGGGCAAAACGTTCGCGATGGGTGCGGCTGGCGAAGGTGCCGGTCGTGCGGTTGGTGCTGGCTGGAAAGCTGGTAAAAACGCCTACAAGAAGATGCTGGTCGGTGAAGTTGATGATGTTGCTAAAGCTCAATCGAGATTGGCAGACCTGAACGCTATCGGCGCTGATAATCCACTTCCCGGCATGGTCAACGGAAATCCGCGCACATCGAAATTTGAACATGCGCTATCTTCGCTTCGAAACGGTGACGAGATTCAGAAGCGCATTGACGATGCTCATCAGGCGATGGACGGCGAATTCGACCGGATTGTTTCGGGAACAGGAACTGCCAAAACGCAGGCGGAACTTGGTGAACTTCTAAAAGAGCAGGCAAAGCTTGCGAAACAAGCTGGCTTCCAACGTTCCAACCAATTGTACGACCGTGTTGGCGAGAAGGTGACTTCTCCAGCCGTCATCGACAATACGTCCTCCTTCTTGCAGAAGCTGAAGTCGGATCGCGATGCCATGGGCAGTTTCGACAAACGCGCAATCGGTTCGCAGACGGACAGCGTGATTGATGATGCGACCGCCATTCTGGAAGACGCGCAGAACGGCATGACCTTCGATCAGCTTCAGAAAGCTCGAACGATTATTGGTCAACGGGCGAAAGACACGGACGACAAGGTTCTCTCAAAGCATCTCAACGGTTTGTACGGCGCATTGACTGCCGACATGGAAAAGACCGCCCTCGCTTCTGGTGAAGATGCTGCCCAAGCATGGCGCAAAGCCAATAATCAGTACAGGCGGCACATGGACCCGGTGAAGGGCTTCGGCAAAGGCAGTGCTGCCGATAAAATCATCCAAGCTCCGGATACCGACAAGATTTGGCAATTCGCGACCGAGACGACCAATCGCGGTGGAAACCGTATCGCGCAAATTCGTAGAACTGTTGAGAAATCCGAAGGCGGCAAAGACGCTTGGGCTGATGTTGTTTCCAGCAGCATCGAACAGCTTGGCAAGTCCACGGATGTTGAAGGGGTGGAGCAATTCAATTCGACCATGTTCCTGAACAAGTGGTCCAAGATGTCTCCCGAAGCGAAAGACGCCATCTTTAAGGGCACGAAGAACCAGCAATACCGACAGGATTTGGACAGGCTTGCTCGTATCTCAAACAACATGAAGCAGTATGCTCGGGGTGCCAACCATTCGAATAGTCAGACGCATAAGCAGATGCTCGACAACATCAATCCGTTGGACAAAAACAACGTGCTGACTTCCGCGCTCGGCATGGCGGCGGGTGTTGAGCCGATGTCCGCACTTGCCATCGGAGCGGCAAAGGGTGCCGCAAAAGCTGGAGCGAACAAGCTTTTCACCAACAGTCGCATGGCGCTTTTCAAGAACCCGGAAACGGTCGCATGGCTTGCAGATATTCCCAAGGCAGAGATGCAGAAAGGCGGAATGCAGGGGCACATGAAGAAGCTCATGGAAATCCGCAAACGCACTTCTGATCAGGCTGTTGCAACTGCCATTGCCGATTACTTCCGCGATCTTGGCTACGAAGACGACCAATAATCTAAATAAAATCAATAATAATAAGAGGGCGAAAAGCTCATGACAGATTTAATTTCTCCCGATTGGAAAGAGCTTGATGCCGACAACACTCAGCCTTCCCCGAACGGCGTACAAGGCGGATATAGCCCTTCTGCCGTTGCTCCAATTATCCGCTCAATTCGTGGATCGTTGAAGCGTTTTTATAATCAAGCAAATCCTGTTTACACCTCTTCGGGAACCGGCAACGCCTATGTTCTCACATTTGAGGCGACACCAGCCGGATATTCGAAAGGCATTGTCTATCGCTTTTGGGCGCATGCGACGAACACTGGCGCAGCGACTTTGAACATCAACCAACTTGGAACAAAGGCAATAGTATCTGGTGTTGACGGTTCTCCCTTGATCGCTGGTCAAATTGTGTCCGGGCGCATGGTCGAAGTTGTCTACAACGGCACGGCTTTTGAGTTGGTAAGTCTCGCCTTCACGCCGGTTGAACAGGGTGGCGGCACTAATCAAGGAAGCGCCAAGATTTCTCTGGGCATGAGTTCTGGCAACAGGCTTCTTATGCAAGCGGATAGCACGGATTTCGGTGACACGTTCCCAATCAATATCAATGGAAACGCTACCACTGTTGGCGGATATGCTCCCGCCGCTCTTCCCGTTTCCACACCTGTCCAAACAGCATTGGATTTGAAAGCGAATTTGGTTTCACCTGCATTAACCGGATCGCCAACCGCACCAACGGCGGCACAAGGTAATAATTCGACTCAAGTATCAACGACTGCCTATGTCGATACCGGTCTACAAGCGATTATCGACCGCTTCTCCGATCCGTGGGCTTGTCAGCCTCTTGGTACATTGATTTATGCTAATATGGGCGTGTCAGGATTTGTGCCGCCTTCCACAAACAAGGCATATAAGTACATCCTGCTATCGGCTGGTGCATCCGCATATAATGGCACGATGATCATTGATGAGACATTGACTGGCACTGCTCCCAATATTACGTCCACTGGGCGCATCAATCTGCCCAGTTCGCCTTTTCATGGTCAGATTATAAATCTCATCAATACGGAAAGACGTTCGCTTCGTCCCGGTTCTCCCGGCACTCTACAGGACGGTCAAATCGTATCGCACGTACATACGGGAACGACTGCGGAATCGGGATGGCACGAGCACGAACTGCCTTCGTCGCTGTGGTCGAACGACCCGGGAGGCAATAAAGTACCCGGCGTGCAGGACGGTTATTACAACCAGAACATTGGCGGTCGTCGCACTCTGGGCGGAGGTCAACACGCGCACGTCTTCACGACCAATGCGACTGGTGGCGACGAAACACGCGTGCGAAATATCGGCGTCAACGTCTACATGCGAATTCTCTGAAAATAACCGTCTTGATAATTAAAGTTGTGGTCGATCTTCCGATTCAATTGCGTTTGCCCGCGAAGCAAATACTGTGGCTTCGTCTATTACTTGGGGGAACTATGAAGAAGATTTTTGTTGCTGGCGTCGTGCTTTGCGCGATGCTCTCAAGCTGTGCGACCACGAGTGAAATGCCGCTCGCACCAAATGCGGTGCGATTGGACACGAATGCGAGTGGTTTGATTTTCACGAGTGCTGCCGGTGCCATCACCATGAAAAAGGCGGCTGAAGCCACTGTAAAACGCGGATACACCCATTTCAGGCTTGATCAGGTCGCCACTGCGCAGGGGTCTCGTTTCGTTGGAATGAATACGAATACGTATGGCAATGCTTCTGCGAACGTCTACGGCAATACCGCTTACGGCACGTACAGTGCGAACTCCTTCAGCACGCCGATGTATGCGCCGACAGCACAGATCGGCGTAACGGTGGTGATGTTCCATGCGAACGAAGCTGGAGCCAAGGGCGCATTCAATGCTGCTGAAGTGATCAAAAAGAATGGTAAGATTTAGTCGTTTCGAAAAAGACCGAACTCAGCCTTACCTTTTGGGGGAATTGAATGAAGACGACTTTACTACTCTGTGCAGCGGCGATGGCATTGGCTGGTTGCCAAACTCCAGCGCCACAATCTGTTTTGGATTCGCAACGTCCACCGTCCAGACTGATTAAACGTGACTATCTGGAAGCCATGCGCGGAACTATCAAAGCCGGTGATTTTACGAAAGCCGAGATTTCGAGTGTAGTGCTGCTCGATCCTAAAAAGCAGATTTACGCTTTTTGCACACGTACAGCAGAACGTTCCAATCCCGATTGGTCGTATATTGGCGTAGCCGTGTACAAGAATTTGGGCGTGGACTCCTCAAAGAATGACTACCGCTGCCGTGACAAGCGCTTGCGGTACTATAATTTTCCTGAGTTGCTGAACATGAAGTTCTGATTGCGAATGACGATTAGAGTTAGCCTGATTTGAACAGGTCAAATTCTGCCTTCCTTCGAATGGTCAAACCGCGCAAGGGTGTGAGAACACCTTTCACCCTTGCCTTGTCCCATTGAAGCCACGACTTCCCGATCTCTGTAATCGGCGCTTTTCCGTTGATCTTCTTGAGAAGGGGTGAGCTTGATAAGGCTCCAAGCCCGAGATTGAACGCGAACGATACGAGCGCGCCGAACTGGTTGTCCGTCATTGGCACTTTGACCAGCCTTGCCACGCCTTTCTCAAATTCAGCTAAATCAAGGGCAAGCAGTCGATCAGCTTCGTTTTGGGTGATTGGCTTCCCGCGCTTCACATCAGCCAAAGTGACTGTCTTGGTATGTCCGTATCCGATGGTCGGAATGTTTGCGGGACAGAGATAGGCTTTGAGTTTACAGCCTTCAGCCGCCTTGATGATCTGAAGAGCTTTTGGGGATGTTTTGTTGTTCATCCATTATGTAGACGAACAGGAACACCCCCGATTTTCCCGCTTAGTGAAGGGTAGGCTTTCTTACCGTTGGCTTCGTCCGCTTCTTGTAAGGACGTGGTGCACGGCGATTACGAGACTGTTCCGCGTCAGTTGCCCAACGAACATTGCCGGGTTCGTATCCGCGCTCGTTGTCGATACGCTCGATGGAGTGACCGGAGGACGGACGAAGACCGACTTCCCGGGCGAACGCTTCAAAACTCTCAAAATGACAGAGAATGCCTCTTCCACCATAATCGGCATAGCGCGGGTGGTTTTCATTGCGGCAACGAGCAAGGATATTGATGTAGCAACGATAGAGGGAATATTTCTCGAAATCTTCAGACTTGCTGAAACCGTGCTTCTTGCTGTTAAGTTCATCAAAGTAATTGTTTAAATCCATTAGTAAATCTCCTGTTTTTGAATTCAGGAGTATTTAGAAAATTACGGATTTCTGGATTTCACCGCACCGAGCGACTACAATCTTCAGTCAGTGCTGCATCAAAAAATGCTACAAGAAAAATGACGGACTGCTACATTACGGCTATTGACAGCCCGACAGAAATAATTGATTTTATTGAGTAATTCGATATCTCAAAACAGGATTGGCGTTTCTCGTGGACGCCAATTTCCTGCAAAACGCAGCAAAAACAATGTTATAGTTTGAGCGCGGCCCAGCGCGGCTGATAGCCGTTTGGCAGGTCTCTACTTCGACCGGAGTCTTAGTGACATCCTTCACGAACACGAGAAATTAAAAGCTTCAAAAGGGAACGTTGAAAGCGGGCAATTGCTTCCTATTTCCTATCTGTGATGATGAAGCGCCTGTCAAAATTAGTTGCGCTAGAGGAAGGAGATTTGATGATCGACGAATATGGTCCATATGTGCAGATGTCCACGCTTGGAGAACAGATGGCTGCCTGCTACCAGACGGATGCAAATCTCGTATTGGAACCGCATCTGGCGCATTACATGGACGAGGTGGAGATCAATATCGCCGCCGATAGTTTTAATCACGTTGGCTTTCTGAACAACATCACAAGCCGGCTACAGGTGACACTGACGGCAACGACCAATCCCAGGCGCCGGGAATTTCTACAAGCCGTTGTGGCTTCGCTTCAGGAGCGGATCCACCGCCATTCACTCGATGTGGCGTAA